TAAGATTTGTATCCGTACCACCAATATCGTTAGTTACTGCATTAGTGCCTGAAGCAGCAACCAATGCATCAATAACAACTTGGTCCATTCTTCGGCCAATTGCTCCAGATACAACCTGAACCAACTCAGCACGATCTTGGAAATTAACTTTAGCCTGGTTAAAGATATCGCTGTATTCTGCTGCGATATAATCTTCCATTGTTGCAGTTACTTGGCTATAAGTTACGCTCATTGGCGTTACATCTGTTTGTGGCACTCGAATGCTTGCAGTACCCTTACCAATTTTTGGGAATTTTACAGTTGAACCCTCAACAGTTCGCTCTCGCGTCAATCCTGCCAATGCACGCTGGCCCTGGTAGGCTTGCTTAACCTCGCTGTCGAAAAGGGTTACAAATGCATTGCTGATAGATACAGCCATTTGTTTCTCCTTTAATAATTCAAATAAGGTTTAACATCGCTACGGTTGTCCATCTTGGGCCGCGTATTGCGAGGACTGGCCGAATAAACGGTTGTCAGTCAATAATGAATATATAGATGATAAAATCAATATGCAACTATTTATTGTTTATCATGTTACGCATTATGTGTGTCGAATGCCTCCACAAATAAATCTTCAACCTTCTTCGTAAACACCATATCCTTGCCATATCTAGGATCAGCCACCATAGCATCAAGCTCAGCTTTATCATGTTTGCTGCCCTCTTGTATATCAATTGCAGGGATTGGGGACTCGTTATACGATTGCCTAATCTTATTTAATGCAGTAATGAAACTAGCATTTGTAGATGCGTTAGCAATAGCTTCAGTTTCTTTATCGTTAATAACTCCAGCTGTACTCAATTTTGTAAGCCAAGTGCTGGTCTCCGTAATGATTTTATCTGCGTTACGGCCTAACTTGCTTTTCTCTTCTTGAACGCTGGTTTGTGCAAAATCATCAGCAGCCCCAGCAGCATCAAAATACAATGAGGCAAAATCATTAAATGCTTCTTGGCTGATGCCATGTTTTTTAGCAAGATCCTTATAACCAGCAAGCATCTCATCATCATCAGGAACATTAGCCTCGGCAAACATCTCTATAGCATATTCACCGTCTTTAGGTGCTTTATGCAATCCCTGAGACATCTTTGTCCTGAGTTCTTTGTAATCTTTAGTTACCTTGTTGAGCTCGTTGAATGCCGCCTCAATATCTGGGCCATCATCATCAGACCAAAAGTTATCTGGAATCCAGCTCGGCCTTTCTCCCCAATCGTAAGAATCTTCTTCTGTTTTCTCCGAATCAAGATGAGGCATCGGATCAGGTTCTTTAGATTGCTCATCTTGGGCAGGTTCTTTATTAAGATTTAATAAAGTTTCTGTCTCCTGGTTATCGCTCTGCGGCTCCTGATCCTGCTCGGAGTTATCGCTCCCGGCCAGTGTTTCGTCTGTCATAAGTTACGTCCTCTTTTTAAGCGCTTTTCAATATCCCTAACGATAGAATTTTGACCCTCCCTATGGAAACCATAAGAGGAATCATCGCCCGGGAACCAAGTAGGCTGTTCAATAGTAATGCTACGCAAATACTCTAAAACAGCCTGACCTTCTTTCGTGGAAAAGCAACGCACGAAAACCTTATCAATCTCTTCGGATTCATTCACTTGGCGCTACCCCGCCTTGTTGAATTTGCTGCATTGAACCCTGCATTTCTTGTATCACCTCGGCTCTTTGCTCAGCATTATTAACCACTTTACGCGGTATGCCCATTTTTTCAATAATGTAGTCAATAAGCTCATCTTGATTAATTGCTACTTGACCCATAGGTCCTGCAGATTGTGCTATTTGTACAAATTGCAATACATTTTGCAAATCATCCATGCTCTGAGATTGAGCAAGAGGCGATACCGGAACAATCCTGACGGCTTTACCGTCAGCCTTTATAGGCATAGATATTATGTTTTTCTCATCCATAACATAAAGTATGCGATTAACTAATGGCATCATGCACTCAGTAATTAGCCTTCCGTAAGCCGCGCCCATATTTTGGGACAGCTCTTTCATGCGCTCAACAATTTCGGTGGCGGATCTAGCTGACTGAGTATCAAGCGGCAATGTGTCATCAAGCAACATTTTCTTGATACCCATCACTAAATCGTTAATAATTAACTGGCTGACATTAAAATCAGCTGCGGCTCGCAAAGGTTTTAAACTTTCGCCTTGTGGTCCACCATTCCTAGCAACAGGGATAATTGCGCCCGGAGCAATCGTAATGTTTTGAGGATTAAGGACTCCATCATCAGCTGCGGTATAAACACCACTAACCGCAATAGACGCATTCTTTAAGATCATCTCTTTTACTTTGTTGAGCGTCTTAATATCTGGGAGCGCACTAACCAAAGGCCCTCGGCCATATACTTCGCCAGCAACCTTCATATATCGAGCTACAATCCAAGGGCTTACATCCATAGTCCTATAAACTAACTCTGTTGCCCCAGATCCTTTTTGATCTCTTGAATGAATGATGTGATAACAATAAGTTTGCATTGATTCAGACCAAATAGTTGCCTCAATCAAATCAACCTCTTCCTCAGGTTGCTGCTCAACCCTTCTTAACAAATCATCTGGTATTTTTGCGTCAGGCCATTGCCTCTGGATAACATCCAGTCTGAGTCGCATCTTGCGGTATACGTTATCCACAACACCATGAGGGCCTTCCTCAAGGCTAACCAAGTATTGCGGCACTGCCGTAAATCTTACTGGGGCATCATCATCGCCAGGCTGTACCAGCATTACAGCCGTTCCAACGCATAAGTCCAGCAAGAACTCAGACATAGCCAAGTCAAAATTAGTTTGACGTATAGTGTCAAACATTATTTCAGTATAAAGATCTAACGCCTGCCCGATATTGTCCTCATCCTCAGCAGGAACTTCATTGCCAGCCTGTAGTTTGCACCAGTTTCGATAAGGGGGGAAAAGAGCCGACTGAATGCGATTAGCAAACCTTTGTGTCGAGTTGATAGCAGTAGCATCAAAAACCCTAGCCATCTTATTCTGACCCGGGGTTTTTCCTTCATAGTAACCGGAATATAAATTCCTTTGAGGCAAAGCAAACTCATAACACTCTTCATATATGTTTCGCCACTGGTCTTTTCTAGCCTCTGCTTTCTCAGCTCTTTTTAAAATTTCTCTTGGTTCAAGTTGAGCCATTTTTCTTACCCTTTAATCGTTTAGAGATTGCGGCACTTTTACGCCTAGCATCAGATTTAGATGATGCGCCCCAAGCCTGCAGTGATAAAAGAAGTCTGGTAGGTTTACCCTTGCTATCTCTTTCAGGCCCTGCGTTAGCAGACATCCTCGCCAAAAATGATGCCCTGCGCGGATTATCACCAGACTTTACAGGAGGTTTTAAGTTGGACCCTGTGGTTCTTTTGTAATGAGCTCTGCCAGCAGCATTTAATCCACCCTTAGGGTTTTGATGCCTCTTCAAAGTCATTGCGATTTAACCCAAAGTAGTTGATCCGCCTTTAATTCCTTGAGCAGCCTCTCCGCCTCTAGCTGGGGAAAGCAAAAGTCTGTAAGCACCTCGGCCCATCCTTCTTGACTTAGCTCTAGATGCAACCTGCCTTTTAGCTTCAGCCTCTTGAGATTCAATTCTAGCTTCCTGCTTATCCAATATTTCTGTTTGCTTCTCCATCGCCTTTCTTTGAGCTTCCTGTTGTCTAGAAGTATCTGGCATCTTTGGTTTAGGAAAAATAGCTCCCATCAGTAAAACCTCGCATAAATATAATAATCATCACCGCCTGGCCCATAACGAGATAAGACGGCCTCTCTCTTAAATTGTAACACCTCAGCAAATCTTGCTGCCTGCACATGAGATGAACGAACCGTGAACTGCAATCTATGTAATTGCATTACACTATTAATATTCCTAAACACATTCCTTGCACCTTTGATCAATGCAATTGCTTTGCGATCAATGCAGTTGCTTGGGATCATCCAACCTTCAGCAACCCCGGGCCATAGTGGGTAAATACCAAAAGATAGCAGCAGCTTACCCTTATCCATGACCGTAAATGACGGCGTTTTTTCAGTCATGCTTTGCATATACTTCATATAATTAGGGATTGATTCCTTTATTTCATTGGCCTCTTTCCCCAAGCTCATCAAAGCTATATGCCCGTAATGGAAAGGCACTGTTTTGTGGCCGCACCATTGCTCAACATGATCAACTGTTACCATACAGAGAAATCAGTCTTAGCTACGGTTTGATTAAACCCATTGCTTCGCGGCCCTCGGGTTATAC